CTCACGCTGATTAAGGCGCGAAAGGGCCGGCGCACTGTCTATGTACCCAGGAGGCTGATACAAAGATCCTCCCGGTTACATACCGTCTACCCATTGTGGGTAATACCTCGATAGCGTCGTCGTCCTTAAGGAGCAACAACTCACCCTTGGCACCCATGACATGCACCGCCGGATTTCTCTTCCGGTCGATGCGCGCCACGGCTTTGACAAGGAGTCCGTGATGATCAATATCTTCATCAAGGACTGGTTGTTCCAGCACTGTATCAAAACAGTAACCGTCCCAACCATGTTCGATCTTGGCTTGCTTATAGCCATAGATGGGGTTCACTTCGTCAAAATATCCGACGAAGCCTCCATCACCAAGACCGTCCACTATAGAGGGCCTACGCCAGCGGGCGGGTGCATAAGACCGCAACCACCTGCATATCGATAGGAGCTCCTTACGCCGCTCGGGACCCAGCCAGACACAACGGTTCTGATACCGCCATATCTGGTTATGGATCTTGAAGAGTGACAGGAGTTTCCCATCGTACTTTTTGACGTAGAACGGAGTGATGTCGTACCCGCGATAGTAGTGTTTACCACAGCTCTCGCGAAACGCACCAGTCCAATAGCTCTTCTTTGAGTTGGGTGTGAAACCGCACTCTTGAAGGAGGCCACAGAAACCGGGCGCCATGGTGCTGGGGACAACAATATCATCCCCATACACCGATATACGACTCACCTCCTCGTCATGGAGCGTGGCATACGCATAAGCAAGGGACAAGAAGATCAACGTCTCAAGCTCAAACGTGTACCCGTTTCCCATTGACGAGAACTTCTGGTAAAATGTTTTCTCACCAGAAGGAAGAACTCCGAACGGGCTACGGCACTGCCCAAGTGCCTCTAGCCAGTCGGAACGGATCAACTTCTCGACAATAATTCGGCTAATACAATCACTAGCCATACTAAGGTCGATAGTTGCCAATCGCCCAGCAAAGCTGCCAATTTCGGCCAGCCGCTGGTTTTTCGTCTGGTCATCGAGATTAACTCCGATGGCCCGAAGACGATTGCGAATCACTCCACCGATACCTTTCTGGACGTAAATGTTCATGTCCGGTTCGATAGCGATGGTTCTATCCGTTTTGTAGTTCTTCGGGACAGTGACGACGCGATTGCCGTCTACGATTTTCACGTAGCCGACGCCCTCTGCCTCAGAAAGCCACGGAAGTTCTCGTGACCACAGAGGTGAATGCTGAAGTACTGCATTCGCGAGGATCGCGTTACCTATTGTTGCCTGCGGTGAACCGCGATATTTGTGCGCAGCATCCGACTTTCGTCGGGGCAGTCTGGTAGTGGCGCCAGGGCCCCACCCAAAATGCAACGCTGCTTGGTCCCAGTCGAAAGGTCCCAGTATCCTAGAAGCAAATTTCCGAGCAAGATTGATTTCCTGCCGGAATGGAGAGTTTCTCCACCGCTCCTTCGGACGCTGGTTGATCTCGAAACAGGACTGTTCCGCTTTCTTGTATCGTTCCCAGGTGGCCTCTACTCGAAGCTTGGCCCGAGACTCCTCTGCAGTTTGCAGTCCTCGCACTGGCATCCCGTCTGCTCTTTCATCACTCTTTCGAGCGATGCGAGCATTATCGGGCCCAGTGGATCGACCGTTTCCTGCTTTTGGAACTCTTTTACCAGACGCTTCCAGCTTGGAGAGCCACTCGTCGAAGAGGTATCTGATGCCGAACTCTTCGAGAGCGTCCTGTCCCGATCCATGATCAGATCCATACAGTCCCCGAAGGTCAGCTCCTCGTTCACAAGTTGCGTTAGCAACCAAAGAATCTGGCGCTGTTCCTCCAAAGACAACTGGAACATGTCGATGGTGAGACGACGGTACGTTTTCGTTGAGCTCAGCATTTTCTACTCCTCCGATGTTGGGAACGAACAAACAACTCCCGCCAGGCTGTCCTGGTTGTCCGGTGATCTGGACTCCAAGGGCTTTGGCGAGTCGCTCATGAATACGAGCGAGGGGCGGAGCACAAGCAACATTAACGCCCCCGAAAGGGCGAGGACGGTGATTAGCCATAGAAAGATCCTAATAGCCAAGACTCCCATTGGGAGATCCAGGAGCTGATGCGACAGGGAGCCTCTCTCGAGGCCCCCCGAACGGTTGGTCCTACCATTCATGGCAGTCACCCTCTACTTTATCAGTAGAAGGGCTCCTGACCATAGATGGACGGCTTGACCGTCGCATTGGACAGGTGGTTGATGGAAACCGCCACCAAGTCCTTCTTCTCCTGGTCCGTCGCATCCTGGGCAAAGTTATAACGCACTTGCACAGAACTGACACGGACTCGCGTCGTCACACCGTTCACCGTACCCAGAGTCGGCAGTTCATAGCCGAAAATCCGGGAATTGGCACCCGACGAGCTCTTGGCTTCACGGTATTCATCCGTGATCTTCCAATAGCCAATGGCCTGGCCGGCGGTCTTTTCAAACCACCGAGCCACACCTTTAACGTCGAAGCCACCAAAGGCGAACGTGCGATTAACGGGAGTTGCTGCACCATCAGCGATGGTGAGTGGAGCTACTGCAGGCATTGTGCCTTCCTTCGATTCACTTGAGGCGGCGGGATAACCCCGCGACCATGGAATTCCCCATAGCGACATGCTATGAGGTGTTGCAGGTTAACGCACTCGTGACGCCTCGGTCAACAAAGCCAAGGCATTCATGAGGTGGGTCGTACTAATCGGGTTCTTGACGCTAGGGAGCGTCGCGAAAGGCACCGATGTCCCTGCAGTCCTACTCAGCTTGGTGTACCTCCACTGTCCGGTCCAATCTTGGACAGTAGGGTATCCCGTGCTTTGCGTAAAACTGAGGCCCGTTACTACTGAATCCAACTTTGTAAAATTGGACTGTGAGTAGCCCTTGACTCTCCATCCGGCTAGCGCATCCATCTGGGAAAAATAACTCCCAAGTGGGTATGCCCAGTCGGCTACAAAGGAGAATGGGAGTAATTCCCATGCAAGGAGAACGGGGTTAGTAAAACCCAAAGCAGCAGCAGTTGCCAAAGCACCGTTTTCCGGGACTACATCAATCCGGACACGGGATGAGTGAAAGCCGCCTACGACATGCCGGTAATGGGACATATGATCGTCCGTTCCCGGTTTATGCCAGTCGACTTTACCGCTCAGGCTCTGTTTCGCTGCCGCCTTCACTGTGACGATGTATTCGTCGTACGGAGTCTTGTCCAGGGCTTCCACAGCCCCGTAAATATCCGACAGTAAAGGCTTCACGCCGTACTGAAACGCCAGCCAGTCTTGCAGAAACCTGCGACGCACTCCTCGAACTCCGCCATCCGCAAAGTACATTCTACGGATTTGGCGAAAGTTCTTATTACGGAATGCTCGGTAGGTCGCCGCTAAACGAACCAGCGCATCAGCTACGAGACCAGCGGTCTGCGCCCTCTCCGCAAACGCTTGAGCGAGGTTGATGTCTTGCGACTTCACCTTTAGCCTAGCTTTGATGAGAGCCTTATTGGCCAGATCACTGGGGAACACGCCCGGGTTAACCCCCATCTGTTGAAAGGTGGGCAGAAAACTACCGTAATGTGCGGACGACATGAGGGTTCCAATATTATTGGATGCCCCATAGAATCCGTACTGGATAGTCTTCCCAAACGGGCGAATGTCGACCTCGTACTGCATTTGGTAGGAGGTGGGATCTTTCCACCGGCCCTTCGGCAAATTTCGCCTAGGATAGTCAGACGCGGTACGAAAAGCACTCTTCGAATAGTTCATGACTTGAGTAGACCCGTTGTTGTTAAACGGATTATTACTCCATAAACTACCGGGAATGTTCGTAACGAAGTCTTTTCTATTTGCCATACATCCTACCTTTGTAGTCGAGAACCAACCCTGGGATTTACCAGGACAGGCCGGTGCACCTTGCACCGCGGAGCAACTGAGCGACCCTAGAAACTCTAAGGGCCGAGTCAG